AAACCAGAGCTGCTAAATACTCTTCCGCGTGCGCAAAAAGAGGAAATCCTGCAGTTATTGGACGAATTGGCGCAGCGCAAAAAGAAAAAACGTGCAAAAGTAAGCCTTCTAGAGTTCATCACCACCATAGACCCCACTTATAAGGTAGGTCAGCACCACAGACGCTTGGCAGCACTGCTGGAAGGGATTGCCAGAGGGGAGAAAGACCGGATTTGTGTCAATATGGCACCCCGGATGGGCAAGTCTCTCATGGTTTCGTACTACTTTCCGGCTTGGTTTATGGCCAATTACCCGGCTGCCAAGATCATGATGGTGTCACACACGGCTGACTTGGCTGTTGACTTCGGTCGAAAAGTGCGAAATTTGATTGCTTCCGAGGGTTTTCGTGCCCTTTTTGGCGGTACTGAGCAAAGCCCCGGAGTAGAGTTAAGCCCCGACTCCAAGAGTGCTGGTAGGTGGAACACGAACTTCGGGGGCGAGTATTTTGCCGTGGGTGTGGGTGGTGCGATTGCTGGACGTGGTGCAGATTTGCTGCTGATCGACGACCCCCACAACGAACAGGACATCATCAACGGTAATTTGGACGTTTTTGACAAAGCCTACGAATGGTACACCACCGGTGCTAGGACTCGTCTGATGCCGGGGGGACGTGTAGCTATTGTACAGACACGATGGGCGACGAACGATCTAACCGGGCGGCTCACTAAAGACATGCTGATGAACGACGGGGCTGACCAGTTTGAGGTCATTGAGTTCCCGGCCATTCTGGAGAAGGAGCAGATGGTCGAGGTTGAAGCACCGGAGGACCCGGACGACCCTGACTCCCCACTGATAACTACAACTGAGCTCCAGCTGGTGCAGAAATCTCTCTGGCCGGAGCAGTGGCCGCTGGAGACCCTGCTGAGAACAAAGGCGTCGATGCCCTCGTATCAGTGGAGCGCCCAGTACATGCAGAACCCCACCGCAGAAGAGGGGGCCATAGTCAAGCGGGAGTGGTGGCGGTGGTGGGACGAGGAGAGCCCGCCCCGGTGTGAGTTCATAGTGCAGGCGTGGGACACGGCGTTCGAGAAAAAGAGCCGTTCAGACTATTCAGCGTGCACAACTTGGGGGGTGTGGTGGCCAGAAGGCGAAGACCCAGCCCGCCCGGGAGCAGTTAATGTGATACTGCTCGACGCATTCAAAGACCGGATGGAGTTCCCGGAGCTCAAAGCAACGGCCAAGAAACACCACGATGAGTGGCAGCCAGATGCCCTGATTGTGGAGAAAAAAGCCTCCGGTGCCCCCCTGATATATGAGCTTCGTCAAATGGGGCTCGTCGTAGGTGAGTACACCCCTAGCCGTGGGCAGGATAAAATAGCCAGACTGAACAGTGTTTCCGACATGTTTCGCACAGGTATTGTGTGGGCCCCAAGAACCCGCTGGGCAGAAGAGGTCATTGATGAAGTCGCCGCCTTCCCCGCAGGGCAGCATGATGACTATGTGGACTCAGTAACATTGGCGTTGATGCGGGTGCGTCAGGGTGGGTTCGTGCGGTTAATAAGCGACGAGCCTGATGAGCAGAAGTATTTTAGGAGCCCGAGACGGGCGGGGTACTACTGAGAACAAAGGATACATTATGGCTATTGATAAAGGATTATACGAGGCCCCGCAAGGATTGGAAGCGCTGGCTACTGAAGAACCTGCTCTGGAAATCGAGATCGTTGACCCGGAAGAAGTAAATATCGGGATTGATGGGCTTGAGATTCAGCTAAAGCCGGGTGAGGACGAAGATGAAGAGTTTGGAGAGAACCTCGCGGACAAGATAGATGAACGAGACCCCGAGCTCCTCCAGTCAATATCCGCAGAACTGCTTGGCCTATATGACGCCGACTACCGTAGCCGTAAGGACTGGATCGACATATATGTAAAAGGTCTGAAGCTTCTTGGTATTAAGTATGAAGAGCGCAGTGAGCCGTGGTCGGGGGCTTGTGGCGTGTTCCACCCGATGCTGATGGAGAGTGCGGTCAAGTTCCAGTCCGAGACCATCATGGAGACCTTCCCCGCTACAGGTCCTGTCAAGACCCAGATTATCGGTAAAGATACCCGGGAGAAGGAAGACGCGGCGGCCCGCGTACGCGAGGACATGAACTACCAGCTGACAGAAGTGATGCAGGAGTATCGTCCTGAGCACGAGCGGATGTTGTTCTCGCTGTGTCTGTCTGGTAATGCATTTAAGAAAGTCTACTTCGACCCCTCGCTTAACCGTCAGGTGGCGATGTTTATCCCGGCAGAAGATGTGGTTGTACCCTATGGTGCGTCTAACATTGAGTCAGCAGAGCGTGTCACCCACCGGATGCGCAAGACCAAAAACGAGCTTCGCCGTCTGCAGGTAGCGGGGTTTTATCGCGATGTTGACCTTGGTGACCCCATCAAGGTGATGGACGAAATCGAGAAACAAAAGGCGACGGAACAGGGTTTTTCAGCCGACGTTGATGACCGATTCTTGGCGCTCGAGATGCACGTAGACCTTGATCTTGCTGCTATGGGGTTCAAGGATAAGTACGCTAAAGACATGGACGGCATTGCCGTACCGTATGTGGTCACGATAGAAAAAGGTACCGGGGAGATTCTGGCCATTCGCCGTAACTGGGACCCGGAAGACGAGACCAAACAAAAACGCCAGCATTTTGTGCATTATGGCTACATCCCCGGTTTTGGGTTTTATTGTTTTGGTCTTATTCATCTGATCGGTGGCCACGCTACGGCGGCTACGTCCCTCATGCGTCAGTTGGTGGATGCGGGCTCTCTTGCGAATCTGCCGGGGGGCTTCAAAGCTCGTGGGCTGCGGATCAAAGGGGACGACACACCGATTGCTCCGGGCGAGTTCCGCGATGTTGATGTGCCCAGCGGGACGATACGAGACAACCTGCTGCCGCTTCCGTACAAAGAGCCGAGTCAGACCCTCGTGATGCTGATGGACAAGATCGTCGCAGACGGCCAGCGCTTCGCGGCTACCGCAGATATGAAAGTCTCGGATATGTCTGCGCAATCTCCGGTGGGTACAACACTCGCGATTCTGGAGCGGATGTTGAAGGTCATGAGTGCTGTACAGGCTCGCATCCACTACGCCATGAAGCAGGAGTTCAAGCTCCTCAAAATCATTATCCGGGACACCACGCCGGAAGAATACAGCTACGAGCCAGAAATAGGCAGCCGTCGAGCCAAGCAGTCAGACTACGACATGGTGGAGGTAATCCCGGTCTCTGACCCCAATGCGGCCACCATGAGTCAGAAGGTTGTGCAGTATCAGGCGGTGATGCAGCTTGCACAAAGCGCCCCCCAGATATACGACCTGAAGCTCCTCCACCGCCAGATGATTGAAGTGCTGGGTATTAAGAACGCCAACAAGCTGGTGCCGCTCGAGTCTGATATGAAACCGGTCGATCCTGTGTCGGAGAACATGAACATTCTCAATGGCAAACCGGTCAAGGCATTTCTGTATCAAGATCACGAAGCCCATATTGCTGTTCATATGGCAGCGATTCAAGACCCGAAAATTGCTCAGATGGTTGGTCAAAGTCCGATGGCGCAAGCCATCATGGCCGCAGCTGCAGCGCATATTACCGAGCACGTTGCCTTCCAGTACCGCAAGGAGATCGAGAAGCAATTGGGTGTTGCACTGCCCCCGATGCCGGACACTGAGATGGATGAGAACTTCCTGCCGGAAGAAATTGAGGTTGAGGTCTCCCGGCTGGCCGCGCAGGCCGCAGGCCGCTTGTTGCAAAAAGACCAGCAGGAAGCCGCAATGAAACAGGCGCAACAGCTCCAACAAGACCCGCTCATTCAGATGCAGCAGCAGGAGTTGCAGATCAAACAGCAGGCCGAACAGACCAAGGCTATGAAAGCGCAAGCAGACATCGAGCTGAGACAAAAACAGCTGGCCGTGAACGCCGCGACCAAGGCAGATGAACTGCGCATCAAGGAGAAAGCGCTGGCAGTACAGGCGGCCTCAGAGGCAGATAAGGGCCGTCGCGAGGAGTTGATTGCGGGAGTAAAAATCGGGGCGGACATACGCAAGTCCCAGTCACAACAGAGGAAAAAAGGGTAATAAATGAACGCTATAGAGCTGCTTCTTTCCAAGAACGCAGAAGAGCGCACGGCACAGGTCGATTTCTTGGTCACAGGTAAGGCCAAAGATTACGCAGAGTACAAACACATTTGCGGAGTTATTCGGGGTCTTGACCTCGCAGATGTTCACCTAACAGACCTCGCAGAAAGAATGGAGAAGGCAGATGAGTAACGTCGCTCCGATGACGGCGCTTGAAGAGAAGTGGAAGGAGAACCAAGAAGAAGCGGAAAGAAAGGCAAAGCAGTTACCGGACCCCACCGGGTACCATATTCTGTGTGCTATCCCGGACATGGAACAGAAGTACGACAGTGGGATTATCAAGGCAGACATCACCTTGCATCATGAGGAGATTCTGACCACGGTACTGTTTGTAGTGAAGCTTGGGCCGGATGCGTACAAAGACCAGAGCAAGTTCCCCACCGGAGCATGGTGTAAGGAAGGCGATTTCATTATCGTCCGGTCTAATTCTGGTACCCGCCTTGACATTCACGGCAAAGAGTTTCGCATCATCAACGACGATACTGTCGAGGCGGTCGTAGAAGACCCTCGCGGTATTAAGCGCAAATAAGGAGATGACTCATGGCTGAAGCAGCATTCAAGTTCCCGGATGAGCAGGAACAAGAAGTCCAAAAAAGCGCAGACGCATTGCAGACAGACGAGATTGAGATAGAGATTGTGGATGACACGCCGCC